CGCTGTCCAATCGCCCAGCTGGCCTGAAAGAGGCATCCAGGATATCTCGGGTTTAGGCTCGAGCACCCAGCCGTCTACCGGCGCGGATGGCGCCCTCCAATCGGAAGCTGGACCGGCGCGTGCAACCCACACATCGCCGTCCTGCGGTAGTGGAAACCAATTCTCAAACCCGCGGCCGAAGCTCACGTCGAATCCTGAGACTGCATAAGGACCGAGTTGGACCGACATCGAGACAATGCTCGGCGCAGCCGGAGCCAGGACGGAATAGCCATATCCAAGCGACAGGAATCGCGCGGTTGCCAGTGCTGGCCGTCCAGCCAACCCAAGCGTGCCGACAACGGTCCACATCACTGGTCGAAATGCTGCGGCCCCTCCAGAGCTCGAATAGTTGCCGCGCGTCGCGGACAAGTCCATGGCGAATCCGGCCCCAATGCCGGACCATGCGAATGAGCTGGAGTTCGACGCAGCAACGCTCTTGAAGGCAGCAGACTGACCGACGAGTGCATAAGTTCCGACATCACCTCGAAAGATGGTGTTAGTGTTGGTGCTTCTTGCAAGCGTGCCGAGTGCGGAGCGGCCAATCGCGTCGAAACCAAGCAGCGACATCAGTAATACTCGTCGATGATGATGATGCCGTTGCCGCCAACGCCGCCTGCTGCGCCACCGGAACCGGCAGCGCCACCCGCAGAGCCGGCGCCAACAGTATAAGGATAGGAGGCAGCCGGGCTGGTGATCAGCTTCTCGCAGTAACCTCCAGCCGCACCGCCCGAGCCACCGCCGCCTGTTGAGTTAGCGCCGCCGCCGCCACCACCGGCGCCTGTAGAGCCCTGAGCGCCGGGGGAAACAGCCCAACCAGCGTACCCGCCACCACCAAAGTAGCTGGAGCCGCCCAGGCCTCCCTGCGTCATACCGGCAGGGGATCCACCAGCTCCAGGCGACGCAGCCCCAAAGCCGCCCCACACGTTGATGTCACCACCGCTTGCCGTGCCGCCTACGGTTCCTGCAGAGCCTGCGCCACCCGCGCCTGAACCACCATTCGCGGTCAGGAACGAAGTGCCGAATGTGGTCGCGCCGGCGGTGCTGCTTGCGACCGCACCAGAACCGCCGCCTGGACCGCCGCCGGATCCACCACCGCACATGCGCACCAGAAGCGCCTTGCATCCGGCTTTCGTGGTGTAGGTGCCGGAGCCGCTGCTCAGCACCGTCCGTGTCCAATTGCCGGGCGTCGCCGCTGCAGCGATATTCGCACGCGCCTGCGCCTGCTGCGCGGCGGTGAAACCGTTTGCCTCCTCTACCGAAAGAAGATCCTCCTTCAAGGCGACCACCGCGACCTGCGGGGCGGCTGAGAAATTCACTTTCGAGGTATTCCCGGCAGAATTGAACAAGATCGATGTGCGGGCGAGCGTACCGGTCGAGGCGTTATAGGCTCCTTCGCCCACCTCCCATTGCGCCAGGTCGGCACTCTCCGCGCGGTATTTGTAGAGACGGCCATTAATTGCCCCGGCTGCGGCAAGGCTCTGATAGCCCTGCACCACGGCCGCATAGATCCAGTCTGTCGTGCCGCCTGCCGTCGGCAAAAATCTGCAGATGTCGAGAAAAGCTGCCATATCAAGCAATCGTCAGAATGCCGTTCACCTGGTCCAAATCGACCGTGAACGTGTTGCCGTTGGTCAGGGTGATCGCGGTGCCATAGTCCCACCAGCCGATCAGCGGGCTACCCGTCGCCGTCGAATTGTAGAGCACCGCATATTGGAACGGGCCGATCGAGCCTCCCGACGCCGTCCAACTCGGATCAGTGCCACCGGTGAGTTTGAAGGTGCCGCCGCTCTGCGCACCGGTGATCGTGCCGACGGAAACGCCGCCGGCTGTATAGCCATTCGCGGTCGATAGATCGGCCGGCGTGCCATACACCGTGTTGGTCGCGACCGGCGGATTGGAATTGCTGACAAGATAGACTTTGTAGACCTGCGCCGTGCCGGTCTGCATCTGGTGCTTCCCGCTCGCCAGATCCTGCACGAACACGTTGAACTTGTTGAAAGCTGCCATCGTATCTCTCCTCTAAACGACCTGCCCGGAGACGCGCATCGTCATCGGCCCAGCATTGAACGTCGACGTCAGGCCCAGGGAGTTCAGATCGCCGAGCGCGCTCGTCAGGCCGAGACCCCAGGTCTGGATACGCGCATCTTCCTTGATGTACGGCGCAGCCTCGAGAAGCGCGCCATAAAGATAGAGATCCGGTGCCGCTGCCAGCAGCCAGTTGGTCCCGCTTGTGGCGAGCGGCGGGATGAGCCGCCGATAGACCATCTCGATCGTGTAGACGGCATCGGGCGTCGGCGCGAGTTCGATCTCATCGCTGAAGATCGTGAAATAGCGCGGCCGTGCTGGAACGTCGGCTGTCGAAGCGCGAAGTTCGTCGATCTGCGTGCCGGATCTGAATTCAAGGCATGGCCTTCCGGACACGCTCGAAAGGCGAATTCGGCGCATCGACTGAAAATCAGATGGCAACGCGATGAACTCCGGCTCTGCCGACGACAAATCGACGACCGCGATCGCACGTTGCTCCATCTGCCGATGAAACAATTGGCGATTGAACTTGGCCTCGGCGAGCTGAATGAAGCTCGGTATCCGGGCAATCAACGTTGTGTCCTGGTCACGCGCCAGGTATTCGACCACGGCCGATTGCAGCGAGACATAATCGACGATCAGCGTCACGATGACCTCTCAGTCCAGCCTGCCTGCAGCTTTGGTCGGTCGGTTCGCAGATAGGCCCAGTCGGGATCATCGAGCTTCTTCTGCACGATCAGGTCGAATTCGGGCGTGAACGGGCGCAGCGACGTGTTTCCCCTGTCGCGCTCCTCGTTCAGCCATTTGACGTAGATGACGTTGGGGATACGGGCGATGTGCCGCCCCCAATCGCTGCTCTGCTCGTCGCGACGCGACTCCTTGTTCCATTCCAGGATCGGCGCAACGTCTTGGATCTGCTCGATCGCGAGGCTTTTTCCCTCGCTGTCGAAGTGCGGCCGCAGGATCAGCCCGCCCATCACGACAGCTCCGTGATCCATAGTGTGCCCGCGGTCGCCGTCACCAGACCGTTGGTCGGCGCCTTGATCGCGGCAATGCTCTGGCCCGGCGTCACCGTGACATACTCGACCGCATTGGCGGGTAGGAAGATATCCGCCGTCGTTGCCGTCTGCGCCCCGTCCCCGATGCGATAGCAACAGGCAGAACTGGCAGCGAGGCGAAGCTGGTAGGTTTCAGAACCGAACTTGCCGGCCGCGCCGGCGCTGCCATCGAAGGCGATCATTTGCGTGATGCCGACCCGGGAGGACGGCTGCTTCGGGAAGAACGACATCTCAAGCTCCCTGCAATGCGACCGAGAAATGCATCGGCACGGAGGTCCCGGACGCACCGGACGGTGCCAGCGCAATCACGTCGTCTGCGTTGAGATAGGTCGGTGAAGCCGGCACCGCGGAGAACAACTGGCCCGCAGCGGAGCCCGCTTGCGGCACGCCGAAGCTCGCGACCTGTGCCGAATTGACGGTAACGGTCACGACGCCGTCCGCCGTTGTAATGGCACCGCCCAGGATGCCCGTCACCTTGAGAAGACGGCAGCGGAATGGCGCGCGAATATAGGCGGCGGCGGGCGAAGAGCCGCAGGATGGCGTGTAGGCGGTCAAGTCGGCCGTATTCAAGGTCCGATTATCGGGAAGCGACATGCGTGGTCTCCAAAAGAATGGGCGGCCCGAAAGCCGCCCGCAGTTCGAGATGATGGGATTGATGATCAAGAGGTGGTATTGTCGAAGATGCCGCCGCTTGCCTTCTCGTTGCGCGCGACCAGCGCATATTCGGCGAGGATCTGCCGGCGATCCGAATCGCCGGTCTTGGCCAGCGGGATCGAGATCATGTTGCGCCCGTTGAGATAGGCGACCGCCCATTTGTCCATCTCGAGCACCAGCACGTCGCGACCGCGCTGAAAGCGGCTGGCGACGACTTTGAGCTTGCCGAAGTCCGACTCATAGGCATCGACCGACGCCACGATCTTCTTGGACTTCGCCTCTTCGATCGCGGTGGAGCGGCCGGTGAAGGTCGAGAACACCTGCTTGTTGAAAGCGCCCGTGAGAATCGTGCCAGGCTTGCCACCGTTGATCCAGATTGCGGATAGTACGGTCTTCAGGCGCGCCTCGGTGAAGGCGATCTGGGTGCCATCGGTCCGGCTGCCGGAGCCGTCCGCCGCAGCCGGGTCGGACGCGCCGCCAGCCGTGCCCTTCGACGTGTTCGAGACGATCCAGGACAGCACAGATGCCGTCTTGCGCGCGGTCGTCGTGTTACCGACCAGCTTTGGCTGGTTGGTGCCGCACAAGATCGTCTCGAGGTCGCGCTTTAGCTCGAGGCCCTTCAGCATCTCCTGATAGGCAAGCTCGTTGTCACGGCCAGCATGATCGACCGCCTGCTGGGTGCCGGAGACACGCGCGACCTTGTAGGAGATTTGGCACTGATTGCCGAGCCGGACCGTCGGCGTCGTGACGTTGGTGTTGGGATCGTCGCCTTCGAGCTGCGCGTTGGTGCTGTCGGCCGGCGCCAGCGCCTGGGTCTGCCATTCATGATTGACAGCGGTCGCCTTTTCCTTCTCGACGCCGCTCATAAACGGCGTGTCGACCGGATCGATGCGATAGATCATATCGCTGAGATCTTCGCGATTGCCGACCGCCTGGTAGGTGACGAAGGTTGAAGTCGGAGTGGTCATGGATTTGTCCTTGTGATTGGTCCGGCGGTGCCGCGCACAGGCGAACGTCAGAGAGACGCTCACGCTGGCTCGGGTGCTGCCGGCGCGTGCCTGCTCGTGCAGACTGGATGTTCAGATGTCGTTCATTCGCTCAGATCTCGCCGTCACGGTCGCGCGGAGCACATTGCTCCGGTCCGGCTCGCTGCGAGATGTCTTCGCCGGGCGCCCGCATATGTGCTGGGGTCGGCGTTGGCTATCAGCCTATTGACGTGCCGGCGGCAGATGTCGCCGAAACGCGGAAGATGCAGCGTGATCCGGGAGATCGTCATGCCACATGAAAAACCCGCCATCGGCTGTCCGAGGCGGGCTATCAAATCTTGCGATGATATCTTTATGCCGGTGATTTGCCCGACGTGTCAACGCCTCATTTTGATTTCGTTTCACAAGGCAAATTTGCCAAGCCTCGTTGAGCAGCCAATACGATGTCCATAGCCAAATTTCTGGCATACTAATAAAGAAGTCGCGTGCTAAGATATCGTACTGGCGCAGCCTGACCCGGCGGCATGGCTGTGGCGCCGGCTCGTCCGGATTCACGCCGTCAATCGTCGCATCGGCACTATCACCCCTTTAGATCGAATACATTCACTTCGACGGCGTAGTAATGTCCGAACAGGTGGTAAGCAGCCCTATCCTTGTCTACCGGAGCCTCTCTATCCACAACCAACATCGCCTTCTTCCATTCGGGAGTTCTCTGAGCGGCAGGCAAGACGAACTCTCCAGCAGTATCGTAAACGATAGAATCGAAAAATTCGACGCGATCGAAAGCCTCACAGGCCGCGGCAGTTTCTTTCACTCCATCTTCAACAAATTCCAACATATTGCACCGAGATTGATAGCCGGGGGTCAGTCGAGTCTTGACGTAGAATCCCGCGGCTCTCAACCATATGCTAGATGATCGACCATCGATAAACGGAGTGACGAGCAGCAGCCATGACAGTGCAAGGATGGAAGCTGATCTCAAGTCCCTGCGAATGAGCGCAGCGACAGAGAAACATATTAGCGGAATCAGGAGCACAAAGGCAGCCAAGAACAACCACAGCACAGCTCCGGGAACTAAGAAATAGCAAAAAAAAGCGCCGTAGACGCAGCCCACGGGTGCTATGATCGCGATGATCTTGAAACATTTCATATTGTTAAGCCCGCCAGGCGAAGCCGCGCGATGCTTTCACTAGATCAAAGATCCAGCCAAAAGATCCGACAAACATGATCGAGACGGGATTCGTCACGCAACAAAGCAGGCCGAAGATCGCCGCCGCGATGATGCCGCCGTGGAAGGAAAACAGCACGATCCAACTCCCAAGAAACATTGCATTCGCGACGATCAAGATCAGAACGAACTGCAAAGCACGGTGCCGCCAAGCACCGGCCACTGGAGTAAGTTGACGACACGCCGCCCCAGCATCAGATAGACGAAATTGAGGGTCGGCGTCGCAACAGCGACAATCACGAAATCGACGATGCCCTCGATGCCCGCGTTGACGATAAGGCCGAGGGACGCCAACAGCCCCACCATAAGCCCGACGGCGCCAGGTATGGGCATGCCAGGCAAGAGCTGTGACGCGGGCAAATCGTCCGTCGAGGGAGACGAGCTTGCATCAGGCCCGCGTGGAGAGGGCGGCGATGGGGTCGCCGGCTGCGGCACGGGACTATTTCTGAATCGAGCCGAGGGAACAGGCGCCGGAAGCGGCTCATGGTTCTCGTACGGAAACACCGGATGATTGACGTCGAATGCTTCCGGATCAGCTTTGTGCTCGATCTCGCTGGAGTACAATCCGAGCGGACCTTCGGGATTGAGACGGACCTTGCCGGAGATGATCTCGCGGTGCAAATGAGGACCGGTGGAAATACCTCCCTTTGACTTCACATATTCCGTTTCCCCGATCAGGGCACCCGGTATCGGCTTCCCTGCCGCGATATCAGCACCAGGTTCGGGGAGCGGGCCGGGACCGAGATGACCATAAAGTTCGTAAAACGGTGTCCCGTCTGGCGCGATCGATTTAACAACGACAGACATCCCGTAGCCATTGAGCGGACCGCTCCGAAACACTTTGCCACCGTGCTCGGCATAGACCGGTGTTCCGGCAGCGGCGGGATTGTCAGTACCGCCATGGTAGCCGCCCACCGTGTCCGGACGCGCTCCCAACCATCCTTCGCCGGTGGACTTGTAACCTGGATAATTATATCGCGGCATCATCAATTCCCATCATCGGCAACGTTGAGACTGGATGGCGAGCAGATGGGTGTTGTCGTCCCCCTGCTGCGTGGACCAAAATCCTTGTATCAACGCAATGCAGCCGTTCTTGCCGAAAGACACATTGTCGTTGATCAGCCTGATCTCAGGATACGGAAGTGAGAACGTCTGAACGCCGTTTGCGTCGAAACTCGCCAGCGCGATCGTGTAGTTCGGGCGTGCGTGGTCAAGCAACGGAAATCCGCACGTTCCATAATCGCCACTGATCAAGAACGGCGCATGATACTTTCGAAACAGCTTCCTGACGCCGATCTGCTCCAACCAATCCTTCCGCGGCGGCGCATTATCAAGAACCAGGTAGCGAGACGATTCCGTACCAACCAGCGAGGCAACGTCACGATCACCACATCTGACAATTTCATTGGCTTCAAAACCTGGCGGACGCTTGAACCGTTGCCCCTGCGCTGGCCTTCCCCCCTCGACGTCGGTTAATTTGTTTATGCCTGTCACGTCATTGACGTACAGATAATCATTCATAAAAAACACCGTGCTACGCTTGTCCGGGAAGATTTTCATGTCGTGCAGAAGATCAGGCCCGCTAATCAGGTCCGGCTTTTCAGAAAGCGTGATGCTCTTTCCGTCCGGCGCCAGGAAGGAATAACGACCTGCGTTAGAGAAGGGCCAGAATTGCGAAAGCCGATACAGCGCAGCCTCGCTGTCCCGCAATAGAAATAACGTCTGGCTGTACCCGTCCATAGCCGCAATAACACTGCCATCTTGCGAGCAGGACAACGAACGCGGGTCCGGACTTCCGGGAAATTCTCCGAGAAGATGTTCGTCCCCGCTCAATTCACGCTTCATAATCGAAGTCGTTTTCCGTGCGAGATCGTACTTCATGTAAATGACCGCGGGCACCTTGTCGTAACAAAGACGAGGGACTCCTGGCAGCGATGCACTCCAGACGATGCCCAGCCCAATCCGCGTCTCCGCAGCCATCGATACGTTCGATACCGCGCCGAGCACAGCAATGATGGCAAGGCACGCGAGCACACGATCAAGATAATTGCGCAGAATGCGCCATGAGAATGTCCCGGCTGGTGAATGCAACGCGGAATATCCCTGTCTCACGCAAAAGCCCCCTCTTCCATGGCAAATATAAAGTCAGATCTGCACGGCCCATTAAAGATCGAGCTAATCAGGGAATCGGGTCCCAAGGATCATAGATCACCTTTCCAATATGCAGCCGCCGCCTCGACGTTCATGATCCCTCAACACAGCTTCATCGCCATAGAACATATCAGGAACAAAATCAAGCGCTCGTCACGGTTGCCATCCCGACGCAAACCACCTCACAAGATCCCGAACCGCCTCCTGCGCTCTGCAGCTTGTGCAAGCTCCTTGAGCTCTGCCTGTGCCAGCTTGCCGTTGGCAACGACAGAAGCCAGATGATCGCGCACCTTGCCAACGATGTTGATGGCGAGAAAAAGTTTCTCGCGCCCCGCCATGTCGTCAATCGCGGTGCCGCGCCAGGCGGCAACATAGTTCGTCTCGAGCTTATCGAATGCTTCCAAAATCAGCTCATCATCCAGCAGCGCCTTCGCCCGCGCCGCTTTCGCCGCATCGCGATCCAGAACGCTCTCGTCAACCATCGTCTCGCTCCGTCATGTCCTGCCTGTTCATTGCATCACGGCTTGCCGCGGCGCCGAGCCCGGCTTCCGCCAGCGCCATCTCGTGCTTGGCCTGCGTGTGCTGCAGCCTCTGCGCCTCGGCGAGTGACTTCAAATGGGCGTCGAGCAGCGCGACCTTTGCATCCAGACCCGCCTTGATCTTGGAAAGCTCGATCTCGGCCTGAAGCTTGACCTGCTGATGGATCGCATCGTTCTGCGCCTGCTGCTGCGCAAGCTGCGCCTTGTGCGCCGCGATCGCCTGGTCGGTCTGGGCGCGCGTTTGCGCAGCCAGAAGCTTCGGATCTGGCGACGATTGCGGCGGCGCCGGCGGGGGATGCAGGAGCTGACCGGACTGCGGATTGATTGCAGTCGGATCGTTGAAGAAGCGGTCCGGATTCTTGTGACCCATGATCCGCGTCAGCTCGGCCGCGGTGTTGTAGAGTTCACGATCGCTGACCAGATTGACCTTGCCGGCCGCGACCAGCTCCTTCTGCACGTTGGCGATCGCCATGGTCTGCGCGAATTGCTGTGCCTTGCCGCCCGAGCCAAGTCCCACATTGATGGTCATGTCGTCGCGGGTCTTCCAGTCTCGCGGATCGATCTGGACCCAGGTATTCCGCAGCCGCACCGTTTGCTGCTGCTGACCATGCTTGCGAATCGTCGCGTGCAGCAACGCGAAGATGTCGCGCACCCCCTCTGCCATGATCCGCGCGACCAGCTTGATGCGCATCTGCGAGGCCGAGAATACCTGCGCCACCGCGGTCGCCGACTGGTTCTGCAGCGCATTGGCATCGATCCCCTGCGCCTGTTTCGACAGGCCGGAACGGGTCTCGAGCTCGGCATCGAGATATTGCAGCATCGGATAGATCGAGGTGGTGATATCGGGCACCACCTGCCAGTTTAGGCCGCCCGGCGTCTTGGTGCGGACCACGCCGCCGGGCCGCGACACCAGGAGATCATCCAGCGTGCTCGGCCCGGCATTGGCTTCCGCCACCTCGACGCGGGGATTGTTGTGCAGGTAGAGATTGTCCAGCGCACCCCGCTTCAGCGCCGTCTTCTCCCGCTGCAGCGGCATCACGAGATCGGCGATCGAGCGACCGAAGAAGCGATGCGTCATCGGCACCGGCGTGGTCGCCGCAAACGGCATCGCATCGAACGGCGTAATGCAATCCTTGCCGTCCTTGCGCAGGATCTCGCTCTGGTCGCCACCGGTGATCACCTGGTAGAGGCACGGCCTGCCCTCACCCTCATAATCGATCCGCACATAGTGCTCGGTGATGCGCACCAAGCGTGCCGCTGAGTTTGCCGAGCTTGACATGGTGCCGTAATGTTCCTCGACCGTGTCCCGCGCCAGGGTCTCGATTTCGGTCGTCCCGGTATAATCGTCGAGCGACCTGATCTGAGCCGCATCGAAACCTTCAGCGATGAGCTGCGCCTCGGTCTTGGTCACGACCTCGTGGAAGCAATAATTGCAGTCCCGGATCGAGCGCGCGCCGCGCTCGATCCCGAACTCCTCGGGCGGGACGCCCATCACTCTCGCCTGCGCGAATTTGCGGGTGGTGACAATGGTGACGTCATGCGTAATCGATGCCGACACCGACTGCAGCGGCGCCGACGGCAAGGGAATAGTCATGATGATGAATCGATCCGAAGATGAAATGGGAAGGATGGAGCGATAGGTCCGATCAGCGTTGTCCGCTCTCGATTTGATTAGCCCGCATGTAGTCCTGGATCATGCCTAGCAGCCCTCCGGCAGGCGGCCGAAACTGTGAACCAGTCTCTACCGAGGATACTCTTGCGTTCCATGGCTGGGGGATGCCGTGATCGTCGGGAATACTTGCGTTAACGGTGACGGATGGAAAAATTGTTGGAGCGATGTTTGCGTTGGCGCCATATCCGAGGGTGTCCTGTGACGTCATTCCTTTCCTTAGGTGGGTCAGATGAATCCCACCGCCGCCCATACCCAGGCCGCCGCTCAGAGTGATCCGCGGCGCGGTAGGAGAGCCCGGATTCCAGTGGTAGGTGCCTCCCAGGCCGAAAAACGGCAAAGTGAGAGAAATCCCGTCGGACCGAAGCTTCCCGTTCTCATTGACTGACATAGTCTCTATCCTTAAATAACGTCCGCTCTTGCAAGACGTTTATGACCCACACCCAAGATCATCGAATACATCTGTGCGAGATGACGTACATGTCCGCGATACTCGTGATTGTCTGGCTGATTGGATTGTCGATGCTGCTCTGGCGATGGATGGAAAACATCCGTGTCATTCACAACAATCTGGGGCCAGAATGCGCAGATTTCGGCTACTTGAAGCCAGGTCTTATCTCGCTGCTCTGGTTCCGCTTCAGCAACATCGAGCCGCTGCGTTTGAACTCCGTCGGCCGCGACCGTCTCAACGGCGCGATCTGGAACGAGCGAGCAATGTATGCTTGGATGTTCGTCGGTGTCTTGCTCGCCGCTTACCTGTTCTGACGCGCGTCCAAGTCTCGCGGATGCCGGGACTTAGGGTTCTTCGAGCCCGCCAACAGCGGGCAGGACTTCTCCACCCACTCCTCCGGCGGCTCCTCCTAAACGTGCGCCCCAAAACTCGTCAGCTCTACAAGGCCCATCATGGAGATGTCCTCATAAGATGGGAGCGCGTATCGTTACGTTATATTTTCATGAAGAGCGCAGCCGAGAGCCAAATTACCGGGCAGGAAGAAGCCCGCCTGCGAGACTCGACTTCCGGTTGGGCGGCGGCTTGCCGATCATCCGGCATCTCTACGATCGATCGCCAACGTAAACGAGCGGATTTCCGGCTAGCTCACCGATGATGACCCGCTCGATGCGGCCGCGCCATCATGCACCGTATGCGCGACCACCTTCATCGCACCGTCGGATTCCAGCACCGCCTGAGCAAGGAGCGCGAACTGATCATCGGTCAGATCGTAATAGGTCTCGCGGCCTTCCTCCTCGCGCTCCTCCCACCACACTTTGACGACGCCGACCTTCGAAAGCAGCGCATCCTTGATGAAGGAATAGAGCGTCATGAAGCCTGGATTCTGCTGCATGAAGACATGGTTGACATAATCGGTCTCTTGCGCGGCCGCAGCCTCGTCCTCGGGACCGACAGGCTCGAAGCGAACAACCTCGTCGGAACCCGCGAAGATATCCATGAGTTGCGGCATCAACCCCTCGATCGTGTCGGCAACGTCGGTCGAGACCGCGCGTGACCGGCCATCCTGGGCCGGCATATCCTTACGCATGTTGCCGAGATAATAGTCCATCGCATCGGCCCGCTCCTCGGCAAGTCGCGCCGCCGAGATCGCCGCCAGCGCATCGGCCTTCTCGGCGGCAAGCATGGATTTGAGATCGGAAATGAGCATTCTGGGCATGAATGGAATTCTCTTGTTGAACGCGAAATCGCGCAGACTCGTTCTTGACGCTGTCTAAGTGAACGGACCCGCCGTTGACGATATTGTCGAGCCAGCCAGACGCCGGTGCAATGTTCAAGTTGCTGCGCTCCGATCGGAGCGATCGAGCATGCAATGGGGCGCTGTGGTTCGAGGTTGCGGCATCGACCGCGCGTCCGACCCGGATCGCGAGAAGCAAAGGTACTTAGATCGTCGTTGCCACCGAGAACCGACGAAGGATCAACACCGCTGGAATCGACGCAGGCCAGATGCAATGGCTGACAAGAATCGAAAATCCCAATCGAATGGAGGCCTGGGAGCTGAGAAGGACAGGAAAGTCTGTCAACAGCAACGATGCTACGCAGCACCCGCAAGCCAGCAAAACCGCGCCCGTTGAGCGCCGCACGCGCCCCGTCCGTCCGCCGACAAAATCTCTGTTATGCCTTCCCGATAGCTTCTCTGCGCTCGCCTTCAAGTCGCTGGATTTTTGCGCCTAGCGCAGATGAGAAAATGCAAGGTAAATCGTTCCAATTCGTTCGTTCTGGAGGAACGGAGTCCGTACAAACTCGTCTCGCTCCCTCATGACGCGTCGATAGATCGCCACGGACAAGTCGGGTGTGAGCATCGAATGGAATTGTTCGACATCACCGGCCGTATGACAACAGCCGGGCGGCCCTAGAACATTCATATCCAACATCGGAAAGCCTGTGGTTCTGGGACGGATAAAGATTTCAATACTCAGGCCGACCGCGCGGATTTCGCAAATCTGCTCGTAGCTGCAACTCTCAAGCTTGCCGGCATCCGTCTTTCCGTCCGCGTCGATTGCGTAGTTGAGGACGAAGTCTCCCGCTAACGCAGCAACATTCGTCAGTATCAGCAGCGTCAGGATCGTAATCATGCGCAAGGCGGTAAAAGAGCGAGCAACGCGCAATCGCAATTCTGTTTGCACGGTATTCACCTGCACCTCCGCCTCACCAAACGCACTTCAACAGCAACTACTTTTGTAAATTATCTGTGCGCGGGGCCCGAGAACAAATATAGAACGACGCCGAAGCGATTGTCAATGCGTCACGCTGCGCGCGAACCGGATTCATCACGATGTACACCGGCGATGCCCCTCGGCAGGGCGGACGAATCCGGCTGCCGACGACCTCCTGTATTCTTCGAAGCAACTATTAGTCTCCCTTCGGCCAACTCGCCTGTTTGCGCTGAAGCGCGGCCCAATTTTCCAGACCCGGCGTCTGGCTGCCCCAGATCGGTGGCGCGAATGGATAGTCCGGCGTCGGCCGCCCCGCCACGACACCGAGCGGCCCCGCAGATTGCGGCGGTGGCGCGAATTGCTGGTAGGGCGACAGCGGTGCATTGACGCCGGCTGAGGACGCCCAGCTCCCAAACCGGTCACTAAACGAAGGCGCTCGGTCCGGTGGTGGCAACTCGTTAGGCGCGGTAGCCGCCGGACCGACTTGAAGTCCAGAAACGACTGGAACGTTCGCCGGACGCGAGCGCAAGATCCGGACGTCTCCTCTCGCCGGCGGAGTTGACGGCTGCCCTGGCGCCCCCGGACCGGGCTGTGCAGCGTCGACCGGCTGCGGACCATAACGTGGTCCGGCAACAGGCGCGTTGTTGAAGGCGGCGTCGACGGTCGAGCCAAGGCCGCGCTGGTATTGCAAGTAGTCTCTAAGAACGGCCGGGGGTGCCGGATTTGGGTCGATCGGACCTTGGCTGTCCCAGAACTCAACAGGATTGACCCGATTACCGTCGCGATCCTTTATTTGGTAATGTACATGGTACTGTCCGCCTTCCACCCCACGGTGATCCACACCAGTGTTGCCCATTGTACCAATCAACTGCCCGGCAACGACAGGATCACCGATCGAGACGTGACGACGTTGGGTATGGAGAAGTTCATGCGTATACCCGTTCGCGTCTCGAATGGCGATCGTTCCGTAATCTCCTTCGCCGGCGTTGATCACTCTACCAGCTATTGGCGATCGAAGCGCTGGATGACTGGTGTTGAACCTAGACTGCTGGCCGCCAAGATAATTGAAATCAACGCCAACGTGAGGATTGCTCGAACCTGGTGGACGATCCGTCCTCGTTCCATATGGACTTGTTACATGCGGATACGTCTTCTTGGCGCTATCATCCCTCATTGGCGGCAACACCCGCCGCATAACTTCATCCCACGACATATCTGATCTCCCCAAGGGCTTCGAACCCGCCGTTTCGGACGCACGCGATTGCACGTCGCCTGACGACAATTGCCAAATATCAAGCTCCGGATTATCCTGAGCCGATCGAGAAACGACGACGCATCCAGGAGATGACATTGCGAATGCTTCATCTATTTCTACTTGTCGCCCTCACGCTCGGCACAAGCGCCGCGGCTTACGCGCAGGGCGTCCCTAAGGTTTCCACCCAGAAGTGGCGGCCGAAGGATGGCATCTACGTCGTGCCAGGCCCGAACTTTGCGACGAGATGCGGGGATCAAGCCGAAGCCTATGTCGAGCTCGCCGAGAATTCCATCGGCGGCAACGAGTATGGCTGCACGATCCACAAAATGACTGATCCTGCGCCTGGCCTCATGAAGCTCGAGGCAACGTGCGACGATGCGCAGACAGAAAAATCGAAAAAGGAGCTGATCCTGCTGAAACGAATCGACGATAGCACGTTCCTATGGAGCCATATCGTTCGCGGAGCAAACAAGGATGGCGTCAAATTCGCCTACTGTCCCGAAGATGCGCAACAGACCTACCGCGAGACCGAAGCCCGCAGCAAAGCGGAAGCCGAGCAGAACGCCGCCGCAGAAAAGTCACGGCAGAAGCAATAAATACACCGCATCAGCGGAAGGCCCGGATACGCGAACGCGAGGGCACTCATGCAGGGCCACTCAGTCGCCGCGAGCCGGCCAGCACCATGCGTGAGGTCACCGGTCGGATGTTTCATTTCTGAAAGCTGCTCTTTTGCAGGCGCGCATAGTACTTGCGGACCAGGTCGACGTTTCCTCTGTATCTCATCTCCGGCAGGGTGCATTGACGCTGAGCATTGAGAGACTCGATCTCGTCCTCTTTCTCGTTCGTGGACGTGCTTCGATCCGCCCTGGTACGCGCCACACGAAGCCTGATCAACTGCTCCCTTCCGACGTAGCGTCCCCTCACCCCGTCGTAACCGGAAAAGACCTGAAGAACGTTAGCGCGAATTGTCTTGTATTCCTCGTAGCCGGCGAGACCATTCTTCTGCGCAACTGCGTCCAACTTTGCGGTCGTCTCTGGACCGTCTTGTAGAAACCATCCTCGCTGTTCTCTCTGATTTCATCAATTTCATCCGCCGACCCGAGAAGGCCCAAGATCTCCTTTTCCGTCAAAGGAATCTGCTCGAATTCAATGCACGGTCCAAGTACCGCGCCGTGTGGCGCAGAGTGCTTGTCTCGATCGTTGCCAGCCCGGGCCTGTGCAGAAGCGAGGCCGCAATGCAGGGTGAAGACACCTACGACCAACCAAAACGAAACGAGCGAGATAAATGACATCATAAAAGCTCAACAATTCCTGACGACGGGGTGAACGTTGTCTCTCGTCCTATTACCTCCATCCTACTGCTCCGGCAATTGCCGGCCACTGCGTCGTGGGCAGCGCGAGCCATTCGGTAGTGTTATCGCCACCCCGAGTCCTGATAGCGGATCGGCCGGTTGAAATTGGCGGCTCGTCCCGGCGCCTCATAGCAGATTGCCATCAGCCCGAGCGCGTCCGCCGCATGCGATGACCAATCGTGCTCCGGGCCGAGGCCGACGTTGCGCGTCTCGTCCTTGCGTTCGTGATAGAAGCCCAATGCCTCGCGGCCTGACTCAGTGGTCGTCTCGTTGAACCAGAGTTGCGGGCCGAGCCGGCGCAGCGCTTCGATCCGCATCGCCGCGGCGCCCCTGCCCTGGTTCTTCACCGGCGGGTCGACCGCAAAGCCCGCCTCGCGCAGATGGTCCTCGTAGCGCTTGCCGGTGATGCTATTCGTGGTCATCCCGTCGTGCGGCAGATACAGGATGGCGTTCTGATAGCCCCGGGTGCGGAGCCAATTGACGTGGAAGGCCAGCACCTGGCCAACCGCTTCGTAATAGTCGAGCACGCGAATTTCACTGCCGACCCATTGCACAATCCAGATCGTGAAGGCGTCGGCAGTGGCGCCGGCGCCACCGATGTCGATGAAGGCACGCAGCGGCAGCAGCGGGTCGGCCGAAACCTTGCCGATCCGTCTATCCCGCTTGGCTTGCGCCAGCAGCTCGGCGAAATAAGCGCCCTCGAATGCCCGCACGTAGTCTCCCTCCCAGATGTGCTCGTAGCGATCGGGATAGAGCGCGAGGTCGAGCCGCCGCTCCTCCTCGAGCACCGCAGGAAACCAGGGATTATCGCGCCAGCTCGCCTCGACGATGATCGCGCCGTCGGGCTTGCGCCCACGCAAGAAGTCGTCGACGGCATCGGATTTGCGCCGCGGATTCCACGAAGCCCACAGCTCCGAGCCTTTTGCCCGGATCGTCGGCCGCAACAGCGACAGCGAGCGCGCGCTCAAGGTTTGCGCTTCGTCGATCCAGGCGATCCGAAAACCTTCCAAGGATTTGATCGAATCTGCCGTATGGTCCTGCATCCCGCGGAAGATGATGAGACCATCGCCGGGCGTCTCGATCTTGTCGCTATAGAGCTTGAAGCCATGGCCAAGCCCGAGGCCGGCGATCTTGTTCTCGATCAGCCGTTTGGAGGATTGCGCCAAGGTGCGCTGCGCTTCGCGGATACAGACTGCGAGGGTGCCACGCTCGGCCTGACAGGTCTCGACCAGCAGTTCGCCGAAGAAGTGCGACTTGCCCGAGCCCCTGCCGCCGAACGCCGCCTTGTAGCGCGCCGACGCCAGCAGCGGCTCGAACACTTTTGCCGTGGGAATACGTAACGTCGACACAGGCCTGTTCACTCCGTCGTTCGGCTGGTGGCATAATAACCGCGCGATCGAACGAAACCGGGATCGCGTGGAAGCAGGCGGACCAGCCCTCGCGTCTATTGTTGCATCAGCGGCTTCACCCAGCGTGTGAACCAGTCGTCCATGTCGGCACCGGATGGCGCGGAAGGATCTGCTCCTCCTAACACAGCCGGGAGAGGGTAGATCGGCAGGGCCTGGCCCGTGCCCTTG